TAGGATTATTATAATATTGTGCATAAAAATGTTCATGTATTAAATACTTAGCTTTAATACCTGCAAGTATCTTCTGGTTAAATCCAAACCATTGTCCATCAGGCCTTTGTTTTCGAGGCCATAAAAACTCACCTTCTGTTTCTACTTGCTGTTCAAAGACTTCATATACATTGTCTGTATCGGATTCATTTCCTTCATCATCATAAACAGTTACTTGCATACTAATAAAGTTATTATAAATGTCTCTAGGATCATACCTAGTTCCTACTGCTACTTCTTCTGCATTAGGATTTTCAATAGATGCTAGTTGAGAATATAAAGCTTCTACCCTATCTCTGCCATCCTGAGTATAGGCATTATTAGGCACGACCAAGTCGTCCAAAACCACCAAGTCTGCATGGAAACCAGTAACATTAGCAGTAATTCCAGCAGCCTTAACCGTACTATCCCTAACACCCTCTTTTTTCCTGATTGGATGATCTACACATATTTCTTCTACAGCCCATTTCTCTCTCTTTCCCTCTTCTGTTTTTAACATTTCAGGCCAATATCTTGCATAGATTTCACTATCTAATATTAACTTAATTTGATATAATTGTTTTTCTGCTAAAGGTGCGGTTGCTGATATATACAATACTGTAATAGCAGGATTTTTTGTTATCTTCCATGCAGTATAATATGCAGCAAGTTTACTTTTCATGTGACCACGAGGTAGCAATACAAGTCTATTAGGCTTTGCATCTTGCCTAGTAAGCCATTGCATTAATTCCTCATGAATTAATCCTAATAGGAGATGCGGAGCAACTAACCTCACAAAGGAGATAAAGTTGTTCTCCGCCAATACCCTAATCTGTTCTACTCTAGAGCTAACCACGAACTCTATTTCTCCATTCGTGTATTATCTTTAAAGCTGTCTCTGCTTTACTCAATCGTTTGAGTAGTTCACTTCGGGAAAGCTGCTCAATGGATCTGGACAAATTGCGGGGGCGAGAAGCGTTTGACACCCTGTCAGCATCAATATGGTCAATAATATTGTTAAATTTTTCATCAAGTTCCTCTTTAAGTTTATCATTATGTTTATTAATTTTATTACTAGAGTCTGATTGATATTTCCCTAGTGCTTGTAATCCCGCAAGTTCATTTCTAGCTGTATCCCTTTGACGGGCTGTATATTGTCTCCATCCATACATTCCTCCAAGGATAATTGTATAAGCTAATAGAACGTATGTCATTACATCCATATTAATCTTCTGAGCCTTTTTCTTTAATAGCAGTAACAACCAAGCCAAATACAAATGCTATGACAGTGGTTAGTTGTAATTCTTGTTCTACTGTTAGTGTTAATCCAAAGTGTGCGCCACCCCAAATTAAAGCACCAACTACTGCTGTTTGAGTACTCTTTTCTTTAAGTCTTCCTTTAAGCCAATTCAACATAATAAATCCCTATAAAATATGCTACATAAGCGCAGATGATACCTGCATAAGCGAACCATAAATCCCTTCGCCAAACCGTTACTTTCCGATGGTGCTGATAATACTCCCTGCTTAAAGGGAATAATATTACTAACCAGACAAACCATAATGGTTGCCATAGTATTAATAATGCGGGTACAAAGGCTGTAGCCCAGTGTGCAGGTTGATTTACCAACCACTCCATAGCCCAACTTCGATCTTTACTCATTTATTAGTCCTTACAATTATGTCGGAATAAACAAACCATGTTACTACAATCTCTCTAACCTCTGGGGAAGGAGTGGTATAGTGTCCATGAGTTGCGTGAGGCGGGAAAACAACAATCTTTCCCTTCTCTGTTTTTATTGCTTTATTCTGAGCAGGGAATATTAACTCCCCACCCTCTTTAACAGTATTAAGATGCAATACAACAGAAGCATATCTTAACAAGCATCCTTCATTAACATTTCCACCAAACTCTCCATCCGTATGATAATGACAAATCTGTTCTTTATCATATCTATGATATTCATAATCTTGGTCTGCTGATTCTCTTATCGGTTTATACCTTCTTGATATTAAAGATTCTTGAAGATTAGCAAATATTTTTTGTAATAATTTATCTACTTCACTCAACCCTTCTATTTTTGTAATGTTGACAGTTTTTCCGTCCCTGTTATACATATGAGTATCACCCTTATTCACATGAGGATGAATACCACTTAGTATACTGTCTATATCTTCATTACTAACAAAATTAGGATACTCAAGTATCATTTACTAATCGAACTCTAGAATTAAAAGGAGTAGCAAGAATCTGTCTTGTCTTAGCTCCTTCTGTTACCATTTCATTTCTAAAACTCTCTGTAGCTGATGCTCCTTTACGGGCTTCATTTGCAGTGTTAATTAATAAGGCTGGCATCCATGCAATGGCACAACCCCAATCATCTGTGTCTTCATCCGTATTAACATTTTTACCTGATACTCTAATGTACCAAGGGCAACGAACTATAACTTGCTTACCATTAACGGTTTTAACTTCTTCACATTTAGCCCCTAAAGGGCATTCTCCAGTTTCTACATCCATTAGCTATCTTTGCTGCATAAAATTATGTCAATGTATGAGACATCTAAATTAATAGCACTCCCAGTAAAGGCGTGGCTATGTGTTGCTCCACTACCCGCACTACCTGTAGCTACACTAGTAGAAGTAGCTGTATAGGTTTGTGCGCCACCTTGTACTCCCGCAACAGAGGTGTTAATACCACCAGTATGAGTATGGGCAGGTATCTGTGCTACTGTAAGTGCAATTGCATCAGTTGTACCACTTGGAGTCTGACTAGCAAAAGCTGTTTCAAAAGCTACTGAGCCACCTGTACCTCCCCCAGTTCCCGATACTACTCTAAATGCTTTATCATTCTGAGAAGTTATCTTAGTCCACCCTGTTGGTGCATTGGCTTGCCAAAATAACATGACAGTACCCGCAGGAATTGCAGAAGTAGGATAAGTAGGTAATGTTGTCCAAGCAGCACTAGTTCCATTAGTTGTTAAGTATTTGCCATTATTAGATGTTTGAGTAGGTAAGTTAGCTGTAGCTATTAGCTGCCATTTAACATTGCTTAAATCTGTACTAAATGTACCAGATGTATGTGCTAAAATACAAATATAACTTGTTCCACTATTCTCAACAACATCTCCTATTACATAAGCAGTAGTAGTTGCCCACGGCCCTTTCCAATCCCATCCCTCAACAACAATTGGATTACCTAGATTAAGAATATTCTGTCCATTCATATCCAATGAACCCGTCATTGTGTTTGGAGCAGTGCCATCCCTAGAAACAGTATTCTCTAATGCTGCTTCTATTAAGGTATTATTCTCATTAGCTGCTGCCGTTGATTGATAACCAGTGGTCACATCATTTAATGTAAGTTTTGCCACTATTTATTTTCCTCTAATTTAGCTAGCCTTGCCTCAAGCTCTTGAATTGTTTTTACAAGTAAAGGCACGAGTTTAGAATAATCAATGCCCCACGGAATTTCTATGCCACCATCCTCTTTATCTTTACCTTCAATAACCGCTTGAGGAACAACTTTAATTAGCTCTTGAGCAACAAAGCCAAATTCAACTGGAGCAGTATCTTCCGCTTTCCACTCATGGCTAACCACTCTTGCAGCTTTAATCTTTTCTACCGCAGAAGGAGCATCTTTAATATCTTTCTTTAGCCTAACATCCGATGAAGTAGCAAACGCAGTTGCAGAAGATGTACAAGTTATACCGCCGACATACGTTCCAGAAGTATTGTAGTTAGACCACGGATAGGATGTTCCTGAGTCAGATGCTATTTGTGCAGCAACTCCAGTAGCACCTCCTGATGCAACTTTAAGCGATAAAGTCCGTGCAGAAGCGTTAGTAGTAGCTTCTCCTATTTGTATCGTACCTGTAGCATCTATAGCAAGATATGTTGCATTAGCCGACCCATTAGCACTATATCCTTCAAAAGAATAAGCACCTTTAGTAGAGTTATCTCCTCCCCACGATATAAAGCGATATTTACTGCTTTGATACCCCATACAACCTGAGTTAGCAGTATCGGTTTCTATTGCGCCCGTAACTTTAATTGCGCCACTTACTTGTAGAGCTTCGACAGGTCCTGAAGTTTTTATACCTACTTTATCTTCTGTTCCTGAAGCAAAGAGGAGAAAAGGTTGTGTATCGCCTTCAACGCGGAAATCTACAGCAGCCCCTGCATCATTGTGTACTAATACACCAGTTGTATTAAGTGTTCCATTAACAGCCAAATCATTAGTAACTGTTACGTCATCATTAGTATCCACGGACATATAAGTATTGCCGTTATTCTTTAACGTAGTTGTAGTGCTTGTAGTTTCTATGCTAGATGCCATTAGACACTTGCTCCTTTAAGCTGCTCAATAGTGGTCATTTTATCCACTTGCTTTGTTATATCTCTAAGCCTATTCTTCTCTTTAACAATAGCTGAAGTATCTGCACTTTCTTCTAATGCTCTATTGAATAGAATATCCTGTGCTTCTAGTAGAGGCTTGCGTTCCGCTCTTAGTTTGTCTTTAGTAATATTTTGAGCCTTAATAAAGTTTATTTTCATAGGCATTACAGATTCTCCTTCATATTGTATGAGGTTAGTTCTTCCTCTGTTAAGTCAGCCGAAGTCTTTTCATCACTACCTGCTTCGTATTCCCAAGCATTTCTAAATATCCTGTCAGATAACTCAGCATCCGTAATCTCGTACTTAGTGCCAGTTGGTAAATCTTTATTAGCAATATGAATTAACTTTTCTTCAAGTGTTCCTGTTAGTTGTGCTAGGAACTTCGGAGCAGGTATTAACTGTGCAAGAGTTCCATTATTGTCATAAATTATTTTCATATTAATCTCCAAATAATATAACGTGTATTGGACTTATATCCGCGTGGGTTGAATAACTTGGAGACGAACCGCCTGTTCCTGAAGTTACTGATATACCTGTTGAGTTGCGTAAAGCACAACTAATTGGTGAGCCACTACTACCTTCGCCAGTTCCACTCATACTACTTGCTACTGGTGCGCCAGTATCATTTCCAGTCAACGCATTTGAAAGATTTACTATATATTGCCCTGCTGCATTATCAGTAAGACTACTTACATTATGTGAATCATCAATAGCAATAGTACCAGTACCATTAAAGTTAACCCATGCTTTAGCGGTGAATGAAGATACTCCTCTGCCATCATCATAAAGAGAAAGAGTAGTGTCATTCCCATCATCTAAAAAATTTAATGCGCCAGTATTACTGGAATGAATTTTCCAAGAGTCTCCGCTACCTGATGTATTTGTCAAACGTAATCTCGGCCCCGGACTTCCGCTTTCTAGTTCAAGAATTGAGTCAGATTCTGGTGTACAACCTATCCCCACATTACCTGCGCTAGTAATCCGTAATTTTTCTGTATTGCCACCACCATTAGCACGAGTTGAGAACGCTAAATAACTAGCAATATTTGCGCTAGTTGCATTTTCTTTAGCACCTTTAATTACAGCCCACGTTCCATAAGCATTATTAGAATCTGTATGCTTACCGCCGAAAGCAATTTGACCACCAGTATCGGCTGCTTGCGATGTGTTTGAAATAATATTCAGATTGCCATAACTGTTAGTTAACGGAATGTTAGCACCTTCAATAATAGCTTCTGCTCTTCCGTCTGAACCAGAAGCCACAACTGCCGTTCCTGCGCCTAATGTGTGATTTTTAGCTAATGGGGCGGCAGTTCCTATACCAACATTACCGTTAGCTAATACTGTAGCCTTAGTAGCACTAGTACCACCAGTAGTTGTCTTTAGTTCTAACTTGCCCTCACCACTAGATACCTCTGTGCCTGTGACTGCTGCAACATTGGGAGTCTGAGCGCAGCCAAAGTCTAAGCTATCTGATCCCCCATTTGGGGTTGTAATTTTAATTGCCATATTGTTCCTATGTTAAGTATCTAATTATTACAATTCCTGAACTGCCGTCTCCGTTAGTAACAGCACCGCCACCGTGTCCTCGGTTAGCTGTATTTGCCCAACCTGTTCCATTTGCTCCCATAGCGGGACTGTAATAACCTTTTACTCCCCCACCGCCAGCAGAGTAATAAGTAGCAGTTCCATTAATTGAAGATTGCAAACCAGCACCACCAGTACCGCCAGTTCCACCAGAACTATTTCCACCTACGGCTCCTGCGCCACCACCTCCCGCAGCAGCTATAGCACTACCCGATGGGGCATCACCACCCGCATTGCCTTGACCTGACTCTGCTGCACCACCTGTATTTGCTGCATCATTACCACCGCCACCGCCACCTGATCCACCAGCTCGCCCATTGGTGTCTTGAGTACCTCCACCGCCACCACCAACGGAAGTGATTGTGCTAAACACAGAATCAGAACCATCTGATCCCACGCCAGAACCCGTTGCTGCTGCACCACCTGCGCCGATAGTTACAGTTAGTCCAGTTGCAGCTACCGCAAATCCTGTTGCAGTTCGATAGCCTCCAGCTCCTCCACCACCACCGTAGTAGGAGGCTCTGCCAATTCCGCCACCACCTGCAACTACTAGGTACTCAACAGTACCAGCTATATTTGGTGTAAAAGTGCCTGATGAGGTGAATGTATGAATGGTGTAATCACCACTTGTTGTTATTGTTCCTCCAGTTGCAGAGAAAGATTCATGCAAATGAAGCCAACTACTGCCTATATAAACTTCCATTCGTTTAAGAGTACTATTATATCCACGCTGCCCATCCGCAGGGCTTGCAGGTCTACCTGCGGTAGTCCATGTGGCATTAGTAATACCCTTTTCTGCATCGAGTATAATTGTCATGTTTGGTATTAGGCTGACTCAGCCATAACCTCCCAATTACCATCTATATAAACTTCTAATGCTTCAAGAGTAGTATTATATCCCTGCTGTCCATCTACAGGGCTTGTGGGTCTACCCGAAGTAGTCCAAGAAGCCCCTGTGATACCTGTTGTTCCACTTATCGTTATTGTCATATATTATCCTTAGAGTATTACCCAACGTGAGCCAGTTGGTATGGTAACTGTTACACCTGTATTCACTGTCATTGGCCCCACACTACTAGCATTACTGCCTGTTGCTAAAGTATAGTTTGCTGCTACAGTAGAAACATTAGTGCTAAAACCTAAAGCTCCATCACCACCCCCACCAATTTCACCCCATTCTGTACCATCATATCCTTCAAAGGTTGTCTCAGTACTGTTAAAGCGTAGCATACCTGTAGCGGGAGTAGGCTGTTGAGCCGTAGTTCCAACTGGTAGTTTAATTGCATCAGTTGCCCCTGTGCCTACAAAGCCACTAGCTGTTACATTAGTAGCTGAAACTGTGGTAGCTGCAACGGTACTAGGTGTTCCTGCTCCTACTGTACCATTAATATTTATGGATGCAGTACCCGTAAGGTTAGTCACCACGCCACTGGCAGGTGTGCCTAGGGCAGGTGTAACTAATGTGGGGCTTGTAGCGAATACTGCTGCACCACTACCTGTCTCATCTGAAAGTACACCTTTAAGTTGTGCTGATGTGGTTGCCCCAAATTGAGACAATGGATTAGCTACTAGTGCAACATCAGAGCCTATATCAACTGTATTTGCATTAGCAACTATTCTTCCAGATGTGCCTACTACATCAAGTGTATTACCTGTCTTAGTTAGTCCTGCCCCCGCATCAATTTGTCCTGCGCCACTAAACTGTGTAAAGGTTAAATTGGTTGTATCTAGAGTGATAGGATCAACAGTTGTTAGGACATATCCAGTAGCATTGGATGCTGTACCTTCTGATACAAAAGTATACATACCATTGGTTACTAGTGTATCTGTATTAGCATCTATTGTTCTAGAAGCTGCACCTGATGCAACCACTGCGTAGATACCATTCTCTGAAGCATCAGTCTGATTCTTTAAGAGTACTCGATTACCTGTAGCAACTGTAACTCCATCAATAGTAGAGCCATTAGTTAATGCTGAAGCTATTGCTATATTAGCTGTTGATGCAACTCTAACAGAATCCTTAATGTCAATAGAGCCTTGTTTGATTGTATCAACGTATGCCTTAGTAGCAGCATCAGTATTATTACTTGGAGTAGGAACTGTTACTGTCCCTGTCATAGTAGGACTTGCTATACTAGGACTAGTACCAAATACAGCAGCACCAGATCCAGTTTCATTAGTTAGTGCTGTAGCTAGTTGTGCAGAAGTGAATGAACCAAGTACTGCTGCATTGCCCACACTAGTTATATGCCCTGTCAAGTTTGCATTGGTAGTAACATTAGCTGCTAGGGTTGCTGTATCTGCATTACCAGTTGTAGCCTGATTAAGTGTTGGAAAGGTACAATTTGTTAATGTACCACTAGCGGGTGTACCTAAGACAGGTGTAATAAGGGTAGGTGACGTACCAAACACGGCTACACCTGTCCCTGTCTCATTAGTTAAAGCACTTCTAAGTTCTGTTGATGTAAAGCTGCCTAGTGTAGTAGCATTTCCACTACTTGTTACATGACCCGTTAGGTTGGCATTAGTTGTTACTGTAGCTGCATTACCTGTAATATTAGTTTGATCTCCAGTATTAGTACCTGAGATTGCATCAAGTTTTGTTTTATCTGCTGCTGACATTGATCCCGCAGCAGAAGTTGTTGAAGCTGTTATACTTACGGTAGGAGTAATTGTACCGCTTACCGCTATAGGTGTTGTTCCTGAGACTGAGGTAACTGCTCCTAAAGCATTTGCTGAATTAAGAATGCTATTACCATTCATATCCAGATCTGCTGTCATAGTATTTGGGCCTGTCCCATCTCTTGACAGAGTTTTTTCCATAGCTGCTTCAGTAGCAGCACTATTAGCATTTATAGCAGTAGTGGCTTTATAACCTGCTACAACATCATTTAATGTTAACTTAGCCATTTATGCTTTCCTCTTTGATTTTGCTTTTTTCTTTTTAGCAGCTACTTCTTTTTTGGCATTGGTTTTTCGGCTAACAACTTTAAGATTTTTGCGCTTATTGCTTCCGCCCTTTTTAAGTGACCTCTTATGGTCAACCTCTCTGGGATCTCCGTCTTTAAGCCCCATTTTGGTTCTAGCTCTCCCTCTTTTCTTTCTATCCTCTGCCCTTTTGGTTTTCCCATTCTTTTTTTCCCATTCCAACTCTTTCTTATAGTCTCTCTTGCCGTTTTTCATGTAAGGCATATCAGAGTACCTCCAAACAATTTAATGCTTGTAGTGAGCCTTGTACGCCTCTTAAAATTGATTTATACTCCACAGTCAGTTTCCTATTAATGTAGTTTAGTTGGCTCATCTTCTAGACCAACTCTGGCAGCATCTTCCAAGAGAGATTGGGCTATGCCTGATTGTACTTTAGTTTCTTTAGCTATAGCAGCTTTAGAAGGTCTACCTGCTTTCTTTTCATAGCCTTTCTCAGCAATGTATTTAGCAGCAGCTAATGAGGAAGCACCTTCCCCAGATTTACCTTCTTTAATTATTTGTTTTAGAGCAGATGCTCTAAGTTTGACTTCCATCTCTAATCGCCATCCAGTAAACATAGCCACTAGATTCTTATTACTATCATTGGACATTCGATCCCAATGCTCCCAACTGCCAAAATGTATTTCAGCAAATTCATATTCACTATAGGGAATGTGATCCATCTCCATATAGAGTACTTTCAGTGATGGGTATGTTACTTCCCCCACCACCCTAGTTTGATCTTGAATAGTCCATTTAGGAGTCATTCCCTTAACAGCATACTCATAAAATAAAGAAGAGGTACGATACCTCCCTAAACTATCCTTGAAGTCGTTTATTCCAACTTTCTCTACGCATTTCTTTTTAATGCTTTCCTTTGGAGACATAGGTCGCTTAATCATCTTTATTAAAGAAGTTTCCTAGTGTACCAAAATTACCTTGAATGCCCTCTTGCAGTTCATTCCTAGCTAATGGTTGTTGAGCAGAATATTGATCCGCCTTCTCTCTCCTTGTAAGGGTCTTGTTCTTAATTCTGTCATTGCGAAGCTGTTCAGTCCTTGAAAGGGGACTTCCATCACGACCAGTCTTTGGGGCTTCCCCTGTTCTCTGTGCTTCAGCAGCAGATGCATCACTAACACCTGTCCATCTAGTTTGGTCTATTCTGTCTCTAGCCATAGTTCCTGTGGGTGCACCACCTTGTCCACCTCGGCCACCTCCACCTTGATCAAATGCTTTATACCAATTACCCCCACGATCTCTACCTAAGTCTACTGGCTTCGGCCCCGGCCCATGTCTATCATTACCTTGATTGGCTTTCTTAGTTTCCCATTGAGCCAACCTAGTCTTGAAGTCCATATTAGGATCTTCACCGTGGATTTGATTGCCCTTTCTTACAGACCAAGGTTGAGCATTATAAGCCCGTTGCTTTGCATAAGAAGCCAACATCTTAGGATCTTCTGCGGGTGGAGAAGGGTTACTCACTTCAGACTGATCCCCAAGGACTTCTAAATGTCCTTCCGTAAATGCCCTTGCTGTTCCGTATGTTTTCTTTTTAGCCATTGTTCTTTCCTCTATATACTTGCTATATACTTTCTACTCTACGACACTCTATTTGACGAACATAAGTATCCTTGCCCGTTTCTTTTAATATATCTGCTTGATGTTGCATAAGTTTTATTTTTCCTAGCATACACGCCTGTTCAGACCTAAAGTCATCAAAACGTAATATTACTTGTTTATCTGTTAGTGGTAAATGTAAGACAACTAATAAATACCACATATTAACACTTCCACCTAGCTCGTGCTGCTTTACCTCTTTCACCTGTCCAACCTTTACTTCTGGCACAGAAAGACTTTCTTCTTTTTGCTGCCTTACTACCTGCTTTAACTTTACCTGTAACTGGTGCTTTTAATTTGCTACCAGTAGTACGATTATATTTTGCTCTACCCTTTGCTGTAAGTCCCGCACCCTGTTTAACAGAACGCTTCTCGCCTCTACCTACAGACAAATTTACTTTCTTTTTATTTGGCATTATGCTTTAGCTCTTTTTTTAGCTGTCTTAGATAAATCTTTATAATGTACTAATTTTTGAGATGTCTTAGTATGATTTTTATTAGTATGTAAATCACCATTAGGCATTGTGTGCATAGTGCCTTTCCACTCTTTACCATTTTTAGTGTAATGTTTTACGCCTTTCATAATTCTTCCAATATAGTAAGACCAACATCAGTGATGAATAAAGGGTGTTCTATTTGATTAAAGACTATTTTATAAACAGTGTCCCCATTATTAAATTTATTTTTAATAACTCCATCTCCGTATAATTCATGTGTAATTGTAGTACCTATGTCAATGTCACTCATTTTTTCTTTTTCTTAGGTTTCATTTTCTTTACTACTGGTTTCTTAGGTTTTTTATAACTGTACATGAGGAACTCCTATTTAGATGGGTGAGGGTGGTGACGTTATAAGGACAAAGGATATAATTAATCCAAGACCTATTAGATATTTCATTAAGAACTGTTTCACAAGAGAGTCTTATAAGACATTATGAATAAAGAATAAGACATTAATAATATTCCAAGACCTAATAACATTTTTAAAAAGAACTGTTTCATATACTTCCTTAATAAATGACAAGCTTTTGGTTGCTTGTCTTGTCAATGGGGTATTGCGAATGCTTTTTGATATTCGCTTAAAATGTTCCTTTGGAGAAACTTCTTTGTTTCTCAATAACCCCATTATTATAGCATACTTTTAACTAAAAGTCAAGAAGAATATATATTTAATCCTTCTATTCGCGTATGCATCATTACATTCGCGTATGCGAGTTGCGTAGCAACGAGCAGTCCCCCAAAATTCATCACTACGTTCGCGTATTCATCACTCCAAATGTCCATAATTTTTGTTAGATTTTATTTTGGTGCATTGCATTATATATGACACCCCCATTCCCCCCTTATACCCCCATTGAGCCAATCGCGCTGAATGAGAATCATTATCATTCGCATTCAATGCTTCACTTGCCCACAATTGAGAACAATTCTCATTTGGTGCTTTCAATATTCCCATCAATCCCACTCAATTGAGAATGACAATCATTATCATTAACAATGGGTTAGCTATCTATCTGCCACAATATTAAGCAAGTCTATATATAGTAGTCATCATATAAATAACACTATATCTAGTACCACTATATATAGTATCATTACCACTATTTGTCTATATGTTGTACTCTTGCTAAATGAGAATGGTTCTCATCTGGGTCGGTCAGTATGTACGGTCAGACCTAATGCGAATAGTTCTCATTTACAATCGTATAATTAAATAAATAAAAAGCTTGACAATGTTAAAATTATTGATATAATGGTTACACACACACAGAGAAAGGATATAAAAAATGAAAATTACAGTTAAAATTAAATCAAATTATGGGCAGGAAATGATTTACCCTGTATGCTACACCGCCTTATCATTCGCAGCAATTGCCAAGACTAAGACTCTAAGCCGTGAGACAATCGCTCATATTAAAAAAATTGGTTTCGCCGTAGAAGTTCAACCCGTTACATTATAGGAGAATATAAAAATGTACATTAAAAATATGAAAGGTAGAACAGGAAAC